GACCGCACCGTCGATGCGATCGGTTGACTTGCCTTTGTGCATTACCCGGTTGCCTGCACTGTCTGTGTGAATGGCGATGTTAGAAAAGCACCAACGCAAGACGGGGTGTCCGCCGTGCTGGAATTTCCGGCCGACTATGGCCCGCTCAAGCTCATTGAGGGCAGGGGACTGTGTAATCCACCCCTGCCTCATGGTCATGACGGGAAAGCCCGCTTCAAGCAGCGGGGCCATGACGCCTTGGGCATAGGCCACGTCAAAAGCGATTTCTTGGACCTGATAGAGGTCGTAAAGGTCGCGGATGCACTGTTCCACTGCCCGGTAGTCGATGACGTTGCCGGGTGTTGGCGTGATCAGCCCGTCTTTGCCCCATTGGACATAGGGAACACCGTCGCGCTCCGAACGGGCGCGAAGGTTGTCAGCCGGGCAAAAGAAGTGCGGAATGACAATGAAGCGGTCATCAATCCGAAAGCAGGCGACAACGGCTGTCAGGTCCGTTGTCGTGCTCATATCGACGCCAATCCAGCATGGCTGACCGATAAGGGCGTCAAGATCGACGGTCCCGGCGCCCGCGTCATAGGTAGCCATATCGACGAACGGATCACACGAATGGTCCAGCCAGATGTTCAAATTGAGCTGGCGAAAGCTTTCCCGATCGCCGGGCCGGTTCGCGGCTTCCCGCGCGAACTGGCGAAGGCCAGCCAGATCGGGGTAGCCGTGCTTGAGTCCAGGGTTTACGCGGTGCCAGATTTCCTCATCGCGCCAGTCGCAATCCGTAGGCGCTTCGAACAAGATCGGGAGTGTCGCGGGGTCATCGATTTCACCAAGCGCGACCTTGCGCGCATAAGCGTATTGATCATGCGCGATGTTTTCCTGCCCGCGCCCGGCAGTCGTGGTGATCACGTTCAGGGAGCCGGCTGTCTTAAGCAGGCCGGTCTTGAGGGCTTCCCAAAGGTCGCGCTTCGGCCAAGCGTGGATTTCGTCCATGAGGGTGAACGTCGGCGTGCGACCGTGTTGGGTCTTGGCATCGGCTGAAATCGCCTCAACGCGCGATCCGGATTTGATGTCGCGAAGCCGGTTGCGGTAGTCCTCAATCTTAACCAGCCGCGTAATGCGGGGATCTTCCCGGATGACGCTAACGGCCTCTTCGAACGCGATGCGCGCCTGCTTTTGATCAGCAGCGGCGCAGATGACTTGCCCGCCCTGAACCTTCTCAGGGCCGATGGTGTGCAGGAGGGTCAGCGCGGCCCCGAGGGTCGTTTTGCGGTTGCCACGCGGGATCATCGCGAACACCGTTTTGACAACGCGGGTGCCGTCGGGATGGCGCGGGCCATAGATGCGCCGGATGATGCGCTCCATCCAGCGGTCAAGCTGGAACGCGCGACCGGCCGCGGTCGATTTGGGATGCCTGAGATTGCGCAGGAACCGAATGGCCCGTTCGCCGTCTCCGAAGGTGTCCTCGATTTGCGAGTCATCATCGATCCAAGAAGGATAGGTCATCACTATTTTCATCGTCGCGGATGGAAGGCCGCGACCGTGAGACAGGGGTCAGGCCAAGTTCCGCGGCTAACAGCCGGGCGCGGGTCATGGCGTCCGATTGAATTCTGACGGCAGGATGCGCGCGGGGGCCGCGCGCCGTTTCGACCACATGCCCGTCTTTGGCAATCAGGCGTTCCATTTCCCGGACCTGCCCGATCGCGATGCAGTAGTTTTCGAGGCTGCCGAGATCGGCTGCCGTGAGGATGCGTCGTTTTGTAAGATCGACCATGACGCGCCGCCATTCGGCTTTGGCGTGTTTGGACAACCAGCCGGGCGCGCTGATAACGTCCTCAAGGGCGTTGCGATCGGTTGCTAGCTCAGGTTTACGGCCCCTCATGCTGCAATCCTCTCGACAAAAGTGCGGAGGCGCGGCAGTTTAACAAGATGGAAAAGTATAGACTCCCGCTCTGGGTGCCCCTCGCTATTCTTTTTGTAATAGGTTTGGCGGCATTCGTGCTGCCAGCAATCACCATCGGCATAGTGAATCTTGGAAAGCTTAGTGGCATTAACGAAGCTTGGGCGGGATTTGCTGGCTCCATTATAGGAGCCGTCATTGCGGTGATTGCTGCATTGATTGCTTACGCGGCCGTCTGGCAACAGACAAAATCTGCGGAGCGCATGGCCTTCCGAAGAGAAGTGGAAGTGCTGGCTGTGATGAAGGCGGAATTGGCCGTGCCGCTCAACGCGATCAATCTCGTTTGGCGGCGCGCAGACTTGGCGCTCGAAAGAGGCATAAGTCAGGAGAAGCGCGAATTCCGTTTCTCGACTGCGATAGCGAGCCTTGACTTTCTTCCGGGGAAACAAAAAATCGATGATCTGCGAATACAATCCAAAGGACTCAGCCCTATCAAGGAACGAAATTTCATTCGTGTCCTTTGGTGGCTCGAATATTCCCTGAATTTTCCGGAGATGATTAAGCGACCTCTGGCGTTTGGAGAGGAGTTGATCGCTAGGCAGGAGCGTGTCGTAACAAATGCTCACGAGTTTTGTTCGAATTTCGCTGATGCCATCGAGGTCTTTGATCAGGAATCTGCAAAGATTTTCGAATGGAGGAGGCGTCGCAAAAGCAGCATACCGTCTATGATTGAGCAAATTACACAGATGTCCGGAAGCTGGGATAAGCAGGAGCCTGATTGAAGTTGATTTCAACATGATCCCGGCCCAACTCGCTCGCACGTAACGTCCAAGCCGATGCGGCGGCCGATTTCCTTGAGGCGCGTGATCTTGAACGCCTGACCTTCAAACGACACGCGGTTGTCCAGCGTCACGCCGTCGATCCAATGCATTCGGAAGGTGATGATGGTGTCCGTGGTGTCGCCGCGATCGCTTTCGCGATTATCGGTGGCGTTCTCCAATTTCTGAGCGCGCATCGTGGCGAATGCGTTCCACATGTCGATAGGGGTGCCATACAGGTCAAGGCCGGTTGACCGTTGTTGGAACTGAATGACGCGATCTAGGCTCCCGGCGCGCATCACAAGGCTTTCATGATGCCGGCGACGCTGACGACGCCATGGGAGTAGGAGCCGTGCGGGTCGCGCAAGAACCGGGTTTGCGTCACCTGTAGGTCAAGGCAGACGAAGTTATCGAGGATCAGGACGCCCTCAATCTGGGCATCAACCTTGAGGGCCGCGACAATGGCGCTGGCGATCTGCTTTGACGTGGTTAGGCCAGGTTCCTGAACCCAAACGTGCAAGGTGGCGTGCGTTGTCGAGCTGAACCGCTTGTAGACGGTCTGACCCTCGCCAATGCCGACCGCAGGCATCAGTTCAGGCCGCCCGGTGCTGTCCAGCACATTATCGGCCGGAACCAGAGCAATCAGGTCCGCGCTCGCCAGTAGACGCGCCCGAATGCCCTTTTGCAGGTCCAATGAGGGTTCAAAAGCGGTCATCCGAACACAAACGGGGTGTAGGGAGTGATCAAATCCAGCACGCCGAAGGGTAGGGATTGGGCGGTAACGCCAACCAAAGAGGCTTCCCGGTTGGCATAGAGGTGCGCCGTGAGCTGGCGGATGGCCTCATTCACCGGTCCCGGCGTGGCGGAGTCGGTCGGAATGCCCGTATAAAGTGACACCCATTCGGTTGCGGTCGCCAGTTTGTCGGCAATGATCACGTCATCGTCGGTAATTGTGACGCGGAGGTGCGCCTTCATGTCGTCGAGGGAAATCGCCATTTTTACGAATTCCCTATTTCGGGCAAACCACGCGCGACTGAGATTGACCGGTCAACAGGCCATTTTGCAAAGTCGCGATCTACCCCCCGGCTGACTATGGCTTCGAGGTCGCGGCAGAACTGGCGAAGAGTGCGAGTAACCTCACGCTGCAACACCACGTCCATTCTTTTCAACAGTTCCAACTGATGATTGACAGGTGTTGATGGTGTTGACTTGACCCTACGTGCACAACGATTAACGCGCTTGTTGGCGCACACTTCGTCTACGGTCCAACCATTCTCAAGGCGCTGGTATATCGCTGACTTGCTGATGCCGAGTCTGATCGACCATCCGTTGATGGTGTCCGTTTGGCCGTTGTAGGTCAGGCGAGTTGTTAGGCGAGTCATTGGGCGTTCCTATTGGCAGTGCGACGTTCGAGGGATTGCTTGCGGCTTGAGTGACAAGGCGAGCTTGCCATTGGTTGCCAATTCGATCGCGACCAGAAGAGGCGCTTGTCGCCACGGTGCGGAACGATGTGATCAACCATGTTGGCAACGCGACCGCATTTGCAGGCGCACAGACGGTTCTCAGGGAGCGCAAGGAATTGCTTGCTCTCACGCTGCCACTTGCCATCATAGCCACGCGCTGAAGCTGATGGCCGGTTGAGATCGGCTTCAGCCTTGCGCTTCGCTTGGCAGACGCACATGACGCCGTGACGGACGATCGCGCCGCAGCTACAGATGCGTGGTGCTTTCATTGGCATTGCTGGCCTACACATTGAAATTGGTTAGGTCGCCGATCGCGTTCAATTCGCGTCGTGACTCTTCGTCATCGGGTTCATCGGTCGATTTGCCGCCGCCGAACATGGCACTAAGCAATTCGCGGCGGCCTTTGTAGGCTTCGGTGATTTCGGCCGGCGTTGCTGCCCATGCTTCACTTGGCGACATGCCGCACCACCCGGTTGCCAGACGGAACAGCATCGGGAAATATTCAGAGAACGGGATGCGTTCAGCACCGGATTTGGCGGTGCTCGAATCAGCGTCGACGCCAGCAAGAGCCAGGACGTGCGCACTGAGAGGGTCAACAAGCTGCGCAATGGCGTCACGCAGAGGAAGCTTGCCGATGCAATTGAGCAGATCAGCGTTGCCGCTCTCGCGGACTACATCGGCCATAACACCAAGATTACCGCCAGCAATCGCGTGAATGATCTTATCGAAACCGCCGTGCTGACGTTCCAAACGAAAGGCAGCTCGCAGTGACGCACGAAGCCGTATGACTTCGTGTCCAAACTCAATCGTTGTTTCATCTGCGAGCTGCACTCTCTTAAACCACGGGCCGAACGTCGGCGTGGCTGAGAACAGCCAATGCCGAAATGGGCGCGCTGCCGGGGGTGCCAGCCGGTGTGATCGTCAAGCGGGTGTAGAGCTTGCCACCGATATAGCCGAGCTTGGTGGTGGCATCGTCATTTGCGAACGTGAAGCCCGCAAGCGCTTCGGTTCCAAGCATGTCGCCAGCGGCAACCGGATTCGATCCGCTCAGATCGGGCGCGTCCGATTCTTCCAGCAAGACTGCGAACGTCGCGTTTGCGCTGGCGAGAATGCCGGTCTGGATGGCGTAGGTGAGGGACTGAAAGCCGGCATTGCTGACGATCGCGCCGACAATCGGCGTGTTGTCGGTTGCCGTTACCGGCGCGATGGCCGGAACGAACTTCAGGTTATTGTAGGTGTCGCGCATTGGGGTAGGTCCTTATTTGAAAGATGATGGGGCGTTCAGGCGCGGGGCGCGCCTGAACAGTTGGTGGTGATCAGCTTGCAGCCATCTTGAGCTTGAGCAGAGCGAGCGGGCGCACCACGTCACCGCCAACACGGCGGCGCGCGTGGAAGCGAACCAGCGAGTTAATGGCTTGGGTGAACGGGTCGCGAATGAACGTCAGGCCTACGCGATCGTAAATGCGGTAGCCCATATTGAAATCCCCGAACACGATGGGGAAATTGCCAGCAGTGGCGTTCGGCATATCGATTGCCTCGATTACCGGGCGGCCAAGGAACGTATCCGGCTGACCAACAATGAGGCTCGGCTGCCAGAGATACTGACCGACGGTATCCTTGAGCTTGCGGATCGCGGCAATGGTGGTGCCGTTCATCATCCACGCGCCCCGGTTTCGATACGCCGGGGGCAGCGAATACATCAGGTCAATCAAGGCATCCGCGTCCAGAACGGTCGTGCTGCCGTTCGGGAAGTAGCTAACGCCGGGGTGCACCATGATGCCACGGGGCTGCTTGTTGCCCGTGCCGTTGACGAATGCAGTTCCCTCTTTCTTGCCGAAGTCCTCACCGAGCGCTTCCGAGAGCAAGGCTTCAACGTTCTGAACCGAGTCTTCGAGGAGCTGGACCGAAATGTCCGTGTAGGTCTTCATCCCGAACACCGGGATTTCCAACTGCCCGAAAGCTGGCTCTGACTCTTCGGACGCTTCAACCTCGCCCTCCCACAGGGCATTCGTCAAACCCGTGCGCGTCGGCAGGATGATCGACGGGGAGCCGGTTGCGCCAACGTAGGCCGCCGCGCGAACGGGCGAAAACAGCGTGAGCTGTTTGATCATTTCTGTCGAAAGCTGGGGCGGTGCCAGATAGCCAGCGCCAGCGTCGTTCGCGACGACGAGGCTTTTCACTTCAAGCGGGTCCATCGCTTCGCGACCGCTGCGAACGAATGAAGCGAACGCCTTTCGATCAATGCCGCCGTTATCGTTGTCGGACTTCAGCTCCAGAGTGCCAGGGCGATTGAGCTTGGCCTCCATGGCGTCAAGGCGAGCCTTGAGCTTGGCGTCGTCGGCGGATTTGGTTTCGATGACCTTCAGGCGATCATCAAATGCTGTCTGGAAACCAGCCAGCGCCTTGGTGACGATGGTTGCCGGATCGGTGTCATCGTCGGCGTCTTTGAATTCGAGGGCGAGAGCGTTTTTCATTTAGTGGTGTTCCTTGGTCCAGAGCGCGGCCGTCGCGCGGGTGATAATTTCGGCGACGGCGATGGCCGTGTTTTCCGACTTGGCGGAAAGGATGCGAGCGCGCGGATGCATGGGGTTGCGCACGACGCTTATTTCAAAAAGATCGAGCGCGGAGATCAGGCGGCCGCGACCTTGACGTGTGAATGCTTTGGTTTTGAAGCCGATGGAGAGGCCGGTGACGAGACCACCCTTGATCAGACCGTGCACCGCGCGGGCGCGGGGCTGTTCCATGTGGAGCTTGCCCTTAGTGACAAGGCCGTCGGCTGTTTCGCTCGCTTCGTTCCATGTGCCGATGAGATCGTCAGGATTGTGCCCGAACAGCATCGGAAGCTCGGCAACGGCGAAATTGAATGCGCCCTTGGTAATCATGTCGTTGCTGCTATCGGCAGAACCGAACGGCCACGCCATGCCGGTGATGGTGCCAGCGTCGTCAACGGTGATTGCCGCTTTGATTTCAAGCCTGTCCATTGACCGCCTCATGATTGGGCTGGCCGAACCAGACATTTTCCAAGATCGCCACGGCGACGGGGTGAGTTTCCGAAAGCGGTCGATCGGCCGCGTAGCTGGCAATCAATGCAGCGGCGCGTTCTGGCTTGAGGCCGCCGCCGATCAATGAGAGCCGGATTGTTTCGATGATGTCGGCTTGTGCGAACTGGCGATTGAAGATGCGGGCGCATAGCGCGCCGATGCCCGCGCCGGTCTTGTGCTCAAGTTCAATGATCAGAACGGGATTAAGCCGCAAAGGGTATTCGGCATCGCCAAAGAACGCGGTATGTGCAGCAACGGTCATGATGCGCCACTCCAGTATGAGGGCGAGTGGCCAAAGGCCGTTTCGATGCTGCCGGCTGAGTTGGCGTAAACGTCGATATCTTCAACGGTGGAAGACACCGAAATCACGGTGGATCCAACCAGCACTTCGCCGTAGATCAGCGGGATTGCGTTACCCTGTTGACCTGCATTGCCGATATTGCTGCCGGCGGTGGTCACGCCGTTTGATGCCGTGCTAACCGCAGGCTTGGTCAGTAGCGTTGAAACACCGGCAAGTGCCAGACCAAGGCCAATCAGGGCAACGTTGCCGTAGGTGATGCCCAACAAGCCGGGAACGCTTGTGCTCATTCCGGCCAAGGGGGCGGCGAGGGTGCCGCCTGACATAAAGATCGCGCCGGCAACCAGCGTTGCGCCAAGAACAATCTTGGTCGTTCCCTTCGCGGTCTGCGACATAGCCGCGCCTTCGGCCACCGGGATCAAGTGCAGATCAGCCGAGCCGAGCTTCAATTCATTGATCAGCTCCATATCGAGGACCGCGCCAGTGCGCAGCGCGCCTCGCACAAGCTTGTAGCTGCCG